TTACTTAACCCATGCACAAGAGTATTGAGTACCATTAACCCAATAAATATCATGTGTTTTGCATACTTCTATACTGTTAAATATTGAAAAACCTACACCTAGAAATACAAGCATGATAAGTAAGACAATCAACAACCAATTAGTTTGGTTTCTTCCCATATTAGCCACCCTTTTTAGGTCTCAAGAAAACTGGGTTAAAATACGAATCCAATATTTTTAAAGCTCTACATCCATTTACTCTTTTATCGTCACCACATATGAAAAATTCACGATAGTAGTTCTTCCCGCAGAAATGGTAACGGCATCTTTCACGGTAATAATTAATTGTAGGAAGGATAGTATTAACGGGGTCTTTTTGAGACCACCAATCCCATTCCTCTTGAGGCGGCATAGCAAAATAGACATCCAGTTCAGTTGCAATTAATTCACCGTTATCCGGGCCGCCAATTGCCTCAACATAAAAAATCAATTTTCCCCTACCTTGAGCGCTTGCTCTGCCCTTTTCAGGATCATCATTTTTCTTCTAGTACATGCATTAAAATCTTGGGTTTTAAATGATCCGATTACGGCAGCACGCATTTTGCTTAATGTGTCCGTAGCTTTTAAGCGATCTTCTAACCATTTCACCCGCTTTTGCAGCTCTGCTTTCTCATCTCTTAAACCAAGCAGTTTTTCAGCTTGTGTTTCAATCACTTCGTTTTGATAAACGAGCTTTTGACCTTGCTCTTTTATGTTGTCGTTAAGCATCTGATTTCTGCGTTGCAGCTCCTCCACTTTCGCTTGATGGTGCTGTAAGTACTCATGAAGGTTAAGGCTGTCTGGATGAGCTTCAATAAATTCCTCCCATCCATTTCTTACATGTCTTAACCACCCATCTGCATCGCCAAAATTTCTATTATTGTGATCAGCAATATAGCCATCTAACGAATATGTTATTTTTTCAGCGATAACTTTATATTTATCCATCTCAAACATCCTTTGATTCAAAGTAAAAGGTCACAGGCTTCTGGATGAACTCAACCAATCCAAAGCGCATTAAGTGGCGTATCTGAGAGCAGTCACGAGGCACTTGAATATCACGATAGTGCGCTAGAAGAGAGCGCCAAGACTCTAAAGACAATGAACGCTTGTTGTGATTACAAGCAGTGCATGCTGGCATTAAGTTTTCGTATGTATCGTTTTCAGGTTTTTCAGGCTTTCCTGTAGTTAAGTCACGGACTACTGCAACTAGATGATCTGCATGCCACTTGTCACCGAGCAACTCACCACAATAGGCACAATGGCCGTCATACTTCTGTTTTAACTCTTCGCGTTGTTTTTTATTTAGCCTCATGATCTTTCACCTCACAAAGCGGGCTGATGCGGTTTTCTATGGGGAAGTCGTCGCCTAGCAACTCTAGAAAGTTCTCGTGCAAGACTTTTGCAAACTCTGGATGTAACTCTTGTAAGCTCCCAATTGGCTTAGGCAGAGAAGGCATGTCAATGCGGTGGCCTACTGCGATTTCTTCAGTGGTTGCTGGATTGAACATTGCTGAACCATAAATACCCTGTAGCATTTTTAATTCTTTGCCATCTTTTAATGGAACAACCTCAACTGCGTCTGTATATACGTAAACGACTTTCCACAATGAAGTTGACTTGCTAGGCTGGTTAAAAGTATTTCGCTTAACAAGTATTTGACCAACTTTAAACTCACTCATGGCTGGCTCCTTTAAACATCGACCACACAAACGCTAGATACCCAATCAAACAAACAACACCGATAAACGTTGTCTTAAATCCCGCATAAAGAATTGCACTGGCGATAAGAAGTACTGCAACTTCCTGTTGATATTTACTCATCCCCGCCTCCGTATATTGATTCGTATGCTGCAATAGCAGCTAGCAATGGCTGGTTATATACAAAACAATCTTTATGAGCTTCTGAACGTGCTGCTTTTAATCCACCTAAGCTATCTACTAAATCAACCGACTCCACGAGACGCTTGAGGTCTGAAAGCATCACATCCCTACTAAACCAAACCCCTCTTGTGTATTGGTTAATAACAACGTTGTATCCTTTGTACCCTTCTGGCGCACCCTCAACAACCTCTCGCGCCTTCTCTACCCCAAACTCACGAATAAAATGTTCTGGTTTCATTGTTGTTCTCCGTCATGTCCTGTCATGGCTTCCTGCTTAAACTGGTCTAGCATTTTCAGCTTTCTTAATTTCTCATAGAGGTTCGCTGCTGCTCTTGTTTCTTTATTGCGAGTACCGAGGTTGTAATCTCTGCGGAGCTTCATCATTGCGTTGTAATCTACAAATTCGATCATATCGCCACCCAAAATAGTTGTTTTGCCTTGTCGGTTGGTTTGAGTCCCATTGGTCGTGCATTATCAGATTGCAAATAACCGGCTTCTCTTAATTGGAATGCGAAGCGTTTTGATTTTGAATAATTACAGCCGATCCATTCTTGAATATCCGAGATAGAAGTCTTGCCACGTTTTTCAATTGAGTTCTTTAAAACCAAAGCCATTTTTTCGAATTGTTCTACTGTGCTGTGTTGCTTCATACCGCTTCTCCAAATAGGTCAGGCTGCATGTCTTTCTCGGTACCTGCTTGAGCAATACGTTCTTGTGCTATTTCGAAGTACTTCTGCTCTTGCTCAATCCCAATGAATGAACGACCTGTATTTACACAAGCAACACCAGTGGTACCGCTTCCCATTGTGTTGTCTAGAACTGTTTCGCCTTCGTTTGTGTATGTGCGAATCAAGTACTCACAAAGAGCAACTGGCTTCTGTGTTGGATGGAAATTAGCTTTTTGCTTATCACTACTGAATAACTGAACTGAACGTGGGTACCGCTCTGTTGAGTCATAAGATTTGATATTTACTTGCTTGCCGTAATGCTCTGACCCAATGTCTTTACGCTTAGCTGTTTTACGTTCATGCCCAAAAGTTTTCATCGGGTTGAATGTCGGTTTAGCTTTGTAAAACACAAGAATGTTTTCATGTGCACGTAATGGCTGGAATTGAGCATTAAAGAATCCTGTAGCTGCTGGCTTCTCCCATATCCACTCATAGCGGAATAGCTTTAGGTTTGATGTTGCAAGTACTGCCGTGAATGGATGCGCAGCGAATAAGACAATCGCGCCATTCTCTTTGATTACTCGTTCGTACTGTTCCCAAAGTGGCTCAAACGGAATAACGGCATCCCAGCTGCAGCAAGTGGTACCGTATGGCAAATCGCAAAGGATCATATCCACAGTACCCGTTTCAATTTCCTTCATGCGCTCGAGGCAATCGCCTAACATAAGATTATGTTTCACGCTGCACCTCTCTCTTCCACTGGAAATGACATGCCTACGAAACGACAAATATCTAAGCGATCCTGAACCTTTACAGATCCGCGCTTCCCGTGACGGTTTTTAGCAATGATTAATTCAGTTACACCTGTAGGTGCATTTGTCTCTTTTTCGAGTAATGGGTGGACCATGATAATTTGGTCTGCATCCTGTTCAATTTGACCTGAGTCTTTAAGGTCGCTTGCAACAGGTTTATGTCCTTCTGCTGCTCGGTTGAGTTGAGCTAATGCAATTACTGGACAATCAAACTCTTTAGCCATAGCTTTTAAATCACGGCTAATTGATGCAACTTCTTGAACGCGATCTTTTTTAGATGGGTCACGGATTAAACCCAAGTAGTCCACGATGATGCAGCCTATAGCCTTGTATTTGCGTTTTGCTTTACGCGCATAGCTTTGGATTTCAGAAATTGTTGGCTTCTGCTTCTCTTCAATAAAAATTGGAAGGTTGCGGAACTGAGCTATCGTGCCAGTAAGCTTTTCAAACATCCCGTCATAAATTTCCCCGTTGTGAAGATTGTTATATGGGATATGCCCTAATGCTGAGATCATGCGGTTGGTTAGGGTTGGTGTGTCCATCTCAGCAGAGATAAATAAAACAGGCATGTTGTAGCGCTTAGCAGTTTGCATTGCACACATCTGCGCGAGTGTTGACTTGCCACTACCCGGACGACCACCAATTACGCAAAAATGTCCTTTCTCGATTGTGCCAAGAAGGTTATCAAGATGAGGAATATTGAACTGGACACCTATGAAGCCCTTATCTTCTTTTTGAGCAATTTTCTTTTCGAATCTTTCAAGAGTTTTTTCTAGTGCTTGATTGAAATCGAAACTAGTCTGCTTAGCCTCTAAGGTGCTGCTTGAAGTGCTGAATAGGTTCTCAGCTTCAAGGTAAATGTCACTTACTGTTAAGTCTTTAGCGCGTCCAGCAATAGCTAAACCAATACCTTCAACTTCACGATGGTTTTTTAACTTAGTTAATTCTGCGACAAAGTATTCAAGGTGATGGACACTACCAATAGCGCTATTAAGTTGAATTAAATATTCTTCACCGCCGATATCGTTAAGCAGATTTCTTTCTTGTAGATGCTTGCCAACGAATACTGCGTCATACGGCATATCAGCATTTGATAACTCAACAATGGCGCGATAAATGATTTTGTGTCGTCCAGCGAAGAAATGTTCCTCAGTCAAATCGTTTGCAACTACTTCAAGTGAGTTGCTTGTTGTCATGAGTGCAACAAGAACACTCTGCTCAATAGAAATATTTTGGATATCAGAACTCATTACCAATCTCCATAATTAAGATCAGCATTTTTCATATCTGCTGGTGTTTGTTGTTGTGCAGAACCATTCAAAGTTTCAAATGCTGGCTTCCAGTTGTAACGACTAGCAAACCCAATCCACGATTCACTCAAAACAATACGAGCTGCATCATTAGTTGAAATCCCTGCATTGCAGCTTTCGTGGTAATGCTTGATCACAGCATCAAGAGTTAATGGTTTTTTAAGGGTCTTACGGTATTCATTGAATCGTTTAGCAACCTCAAGATCTAAACCGATAGCGACAAGAGCTTCACATGGTTTCTTCCCTTTCAAGATTTTTTCAAGCTCAGCCGTGCTTAACTTACTATCTGTAGTAATCTCTGTAGTATTCTCTGTATATGTGTCACCCTCCAGGTGGGGAGGGTCTTCCCTGTAGGGTGGGAGGTCATGACTTTCAAGTGAGGAGGGTCCTACCGTAGAAGTTAGGAGGGTGGTCACTTCAAAGAGAACATGGGTAACTAATTCAATGAACAAAACATTGCTAAGTTTTTGACCATTTACATCTACAGAGCGGAAATGACGCTTGATCACGCCGAACTTTTCAAGACGATCTAATGCTTCTTTAACTTGCTTCCTTGAGAACCCAAATTGATCTGCTAGACTCTGATATGAGCGTTGCAATAAATCAGCTTTGAATTTTTTCTTTACCGAAACGATATGCCCAGAATCTTCATCACGGACAATAGTCGGACGGTGCCAATAAACAATTTCTGAAAGCAAAATGACCGCATTTGTATCGGGCTTTCCATTTTCCAATTTGAAAGTATTAAACCAATTAGCAGGAATGACATTGCCTTCAATATTGAGGCTGGCAATTTTGTCTACAACCGGATGACCTGTGGTGTATAAGCTCATACAACACCACCTTGCTTAAATTCCTTATACAGCTCATCAATTTCTTCAATGAAGAAACTATCTAAATCAGAGTCATATAAGCGTTTTAAAGCTCCATATCGATTTACAAACTCAGGGTACTTAGATTCGTACCACTGAATAAATTTAAAAGTGGTTTTACTCATCTAGTTCCCCTTCTCTACTGTTTCTGCTAATATTGAATAGTTCATTTAATCCACCTTGTTTGAACACTAAGCCTGATTTACGAGATCAGGCTTTTTCTTTATATCCAAGCTCAAAACACATGCCGAAATCTTCAATGTCATCTTGAAAAAGATCGTCAATTGTTTGTTTGCTTTCCATCCACGCTTTTGACATCACAAAAAGCGCATTTAGTTTTTCCTCGCTAATCATTCGATATTTCTTGAGGACAGTCTTAAATCCAAGAATGTCCAACAGCACTAAACAGTTCTCAAGCTCAGTCAAGCCATTGGATTTTCTATCATTTTTCATTCGTGATAATGTGCTTGGATCAATCCCCAACTGTTCAGCAACCTGACTTTGATTGCTTGATGCAAGGGCTTGCAAAACTCTAGAAACTTCATTTCTAGCCCTTGCACTCAATTCGGTTGATACTTTGCTCATGGTTTAGTTCCTAAGCGGTTAATTGTTTTGAACAATATTTCTTCCATAAGTTTTCTAGTTTTTTTCCTAGATCATATGAAAGGCGTTTCCCACATAACCCGCGCTCTAAATCACTAACGTAGTTCTGTGAGCAACCGATTTCTGTGGCTATGAATGTCTGAGTAAGACCCTTTTCCCTTAACTCAGAGATCATCTTCTGCCATTGATTCATGGGAAGTCTCCGATAATTTTTATTAAATATATAGGTTTTCCGATATTTATACAATAGCCAAACCGATTGAAATATGTATCAGAATTCCGATAGTAGTAACGATGGACAAATTTATGGCTACTTTGGGCGAAAACTTAAAAGCAATTCGCAAAGCTAAGAAAATGACTCAAAAAGAACTGGCTATGAAGTCAGGTGTCAAACAGTCTGTAATTTCTGACCTTGAGACAGGTAATGCGAAATCGACAGGCTCTATACTTGAGCTGGCTACCGCACTTGGTGTTACCGCAGAAGAGCTAAAAAAAGGAATTGTCAGTAAGTTTGACAATAATGTTGAGCCTATAACTAAAAAACTAATTCCCGTTCTTTCTTGGGTGCAGGCAGGGACAATGACATCAGTAGAAGCTATCGATCCTAATAAAATAAATGAATGGTTGCCACCACTTAGTGCAGATGATCCAGATGGTTGTTTTTATTTGAGAGTAGTTGGAGTAAGTAATTCCCCTAGATATGAAGAGGGAGACTACATTTTAGTTAATCCAAACTATCAAGTTTGCGATCTAATCGCTGATGACCTCATCGTTGTTAGAAATAATTCAGACGCAACCTTTAAGAAGCTTGTAATTGAAAGCGACCAGCGCAAATACTTGCAAGCATTAAACCCCAACTTCCATCCTAATATTATTGAATTTGAAGATGGTATGGAGCTCGTAGGCTTAGTTATTGATGCATTTAGACCATTAGGCGGATCACGTCCAAAGCGTGTTAGAAAAAGTTAAATTAAGGTTTTAGGTGATATATGGACAATTCAAAACTACCAATCAACCAGATTATTGCTCGCATCAATGATGCTGCGAAACATGGTGAAGCTTTGGTGCTAACAGCCGAAGAAGTGAAGATTCTTTCTAAAGATATTGGCGACAAAGTCTTTATTCCTGTGCTTACTAATGAGCAAGTTGTGCAGTTGGTAAAAGAAGGAAAGTTGGGGCAGAAAATTAAATAATAAAAAAAGACCGATAGTAAGTCGGTCTTTCCACCCAAGCTTAGGAAGGTCTTGGATTGACTAATGTTGGCAGCATTAGCCTTTGCGCCCACCAATATCACAAGATAATTGATAAGTTGAGAATAACATATGTTTGGAGAATTAGTAAAAAAGATTAAGACTTGGTACAAAGGAGATCCAGGACTAATTGATAGTAACCCTGCAACTGGAATTATTACAGTAGTAAGAGAACCATATCGTCATTGGGCGGCTAAATTATTATCCTACCATGTTGGCTTTTTCATATTCCTGATTAATTCAATAAAACGCCACCCGAATGCATTTGTATCTCAAACCTTAGCAATTATCGCCATTCTTGTATCTTTTTATTTTCAGTTTTATGGAGGCAATAATGAGTATAAGCGCTGCGCCATAACACATTCCAACGACCATGAGGTTACAGTAAATTGCAGGAAGTGACGTTGCTATTATTACTAGACTCATAGCCATTATCAGATAATTGCTTTCATTATTCATATCTATAAACTCACTGTGAACCCGACACAGTCTTTACAACAGATCGGGTGGAGAAAATAAATGGCAGCATACTCAATTACATACGATCTACATAAGATTAAAAACTATACTCGACTTCAAGAGGGTATCGATGCTCTGTCGGGAACGGTCTGGGTTAAACCAACCTTGTCTCAATTTATTGTAAAAACCACTTATACTTCATCACAGATAAGAGATTTTTTAAAATCTTATGTTGATCACGATGATACAATTTTTGTTGCTAAAATTGATCTAAATGATTGGGCTTCTTATAATGTTGAGCAAAAATTAGTTGATCCATTAAAGACCACTTTCTTTTAATTGATTACTTAAAGCCCCACCAACAACACCAATACCTCTGTTAAAATTTTCTTGATCTTTGAGGATGTAATCAATATTAGCTTGATTACCCTCAACCTTAGTATCCTCCGCTAAGGTGATGCGACACCCCATAATGCTTACACAACTACCCTTTGGGATAATTGCATACTCTTGCTTTTTCTCGCCCATAACAAACTCCAAACAACCCACCCCGTGTGGGTTTTCTTTTGTCTATTAAAACACAAAAAATCGGAATTTCTATAAAAATATCGGATTCCCTATTGACTAATAATATCGGAAATGCGATATTTATCTCATCGACAAACAAAAACCGCCATAGGGGTCAGAGTCTAGGCGGTTTGCATCAAATGCGGAGATAAGTATGAACATAAAAGCCAACATAGTCAAATCCATGGGATTCGTAGGAGTAGTTAGTGCTCTAACTGCTGCTTATGCATTTACCCCAGCTAACAAAGAACCTGTAACGGTTGCAGCTCCTTTCAAAGTTGAATCAATCGACCCTGAAAATGAACAAGCAGTACTTCAAACTGCAAATGAAAAGTTCACATTAGAAGTTGATTTTGATGCTCAGTACTCAATTGATGGCAACGGCTATCAAGCTTGGCGTGAAGTTGAAATTAACGAGATTAAAGACATTCGCGTTTATGACGAAGATGGCGAGGTATTGGCTTACGTTGATCGTTTGGATGTAGTTGAGATTAAAGATCTTATCGAATCAGGGATTAGAGAGCGCATTTAAGCGCTCCATGGTGAATGTCATGAATGCACATCCTGAAATTATCGAAGTATCAAGACTTCAAGCTCTTATTAAAGATTCTGTAAATGCCCTGCTCCCACTTTCTAGTGAGAAAGATACAGTCATCACTGATGGCGGCAATTGGATTCACTTGCGTTATGTGGGCCGAGGTACTGAACAAATCCAATTAGAGCTAGGTGATCAGTTTTCTATTAAGACAAAAATCGCCTACTTAAGTGAAACGTTAAAAAGATTAGCAGAAATTAGAAATGAGTTGAGAGGTGGGTGATGGAGACTAAATACGATTGGTCAACCATTCCAGTAGAAGCCAATTGGGCTGCAACTGATGCAAATGGGTTGACTTGTTGCTACACCACTAAACCTTTTATGTGGGGCAATGAGTGGTTAGTTAAGGAACTTGATGAAGTTGTTCTTTGTTATAGATCTGAGCCTAAAGAAGACTGGAAAGACTCACTCGAACAACGACCAGTAGAAAATAATTAGGAGAAGATTATGAATGCGCCAGTAAATACACAAGTTAATGAATTACAAGTATTAGAACAAAACGTAATTGTAGCGGCTTTCGCTAAACGTGGTGGTACTGATGAATTGTATGAACGTATTGCTCAAGAAGTTCGTTCTCATGTGCCAGATGTAAGTACTAAGAAAGGCCGTGATGCGATTGGTTCGCTTGCTTTGAAAATCAGTAAGTCAAAAACTCTTATTGAGAAATGTGGAAGAGAATTAGTAGCTGAACAAAAAGCTCAAATCAAAGTGATTGATGATGATCGAATCTCAATTGTTAAGAAGTTTGATTCTTTGCGCGATGAGATTTTGGCACCACGTGATGCTTGGGAGCAGGCAGAGAAGGACCGCGTAGCGAAGCATGAAGAAAGTATTCTTTCTATCAATTTCTACAAAACTGCCGTTATTGCAGATAAAGATAGTGTTTGGCTAAAGGGTGTGATTCGAAATGTTGAAGAAATTGTCATTGATTCATCTTTCGAGGAATTCGAGGAACAGGCAAAAATTGCCAAATACGAAACTCTGGAGTTTCTACGCACCACCCTAGCTGCTCGTGAAAAATATGAAGCTGAACAGGCTGAATTAGAGCGTCTTCGCAAATCTGAACAAGAACGTTTACAACGTGAACACGAAGAACGTATTGCACATGAAGCAGCTGAAAGAGTCCGTCTAGAAGCGGAGCGTAAAGCTAAAGAAGAAGCCGAACGTGTAGAACGTGAAAAGCAAGAAGCTATTGCTAAAGCAGAACGTGAAAAGGCTGAGGCAGAACAACGCGAAGCTCGATTAAAGGCTGAAAAAGAAGCTGCTGAATTACGCGCACAACATGCAGCAGAGGCAGAACGCAAACGTATTGAAGCTGAGCAAGCAGCAAAGCTAGAGGCTGAACGCCAAGCAGATGAGGCGCGCCAAGCAAACCAAGCTCACCGTAAAAAGATCTGTAATGAAGCACTTAAAGGTTTATTGGCTTTGGGTATTGATGAAGCAAAAAGCAAAGAGATTTTGCAAGCAATCAATAAAGGCTTAGTTCCACACGTATCTATTAAATTTTGAGGATTAGAAGATGAGTAATATTGTTTTGTCGCAAGTTAGCAAGATTGCATCAGCTTTTAATATGCAAGATGTTGATCCTGCTGAGTTAGCAAATACTCTTGTTAATACAGTATTTAAGAAAGCAACAAATGATGAATTTCTCTCTCTATTAATTGTTGCAAACCAGTACAAGCTAAACCCTTTTACAAAAGAAATTTATGCATTCCCTGCCAAAGGTGGCGGCATCACACCTGTTGTTGGTATTGATGGATGGGCGCGCATTATTAATGACAATCCTGTATGTGATGGCATCCAGTTTGAACAAGATGATGAATCATGCACATGCAAGATTTTCCGTAAAGACCGCAACCACCCTACTGTTGTGACTGAGTATTTATCCGAGTGTCAGGGTAATTCAGAACCTTGGAAAAAATACCCAAAACGGATGCTACGTCATAAGGCTTTAATTCAATGTGCCCGTGTTGCTTTTGGATTCTCAGGTATTTATGACGAAGACGAAGCTCGTCGTATTGATGATTGTCATATCCCTACCGTTCAGACCGTTAGTTCAGATCTTCCTCAAGGTTATGAAGCTTATGAGCAGCAACATTTAGACAACATGCGCGCTTTGGCCATGGAAGGTACAGAAGCTTTGCAAACTGGCTACGCTGAATTACCGCAAGGTGACTGCAAAAAATACTTCTGGACTAAACATAGTGCGTCATTGAAAGAAGCAGCACAACATGCTGATCAACCACAAGGGCAAGTGTATGAACATTCTCCAGCGTAGTGAAGATTGGCATTCAGAACGCTGTGGCAAAGTCACAGCAAGCCGTGTAAAGGATTTAAATGCAAAGCCTAATAAAGGTAAAGCTTTAAATGCACTGGGTTTAACAATTCTAGCTGAGCGCCTCACTGGCGTTCAGAAGGAAATCCCAACTAATTCAGTAATGCAATGGGGTATCGACAACGAGCCTCATGCAATTGCAGCTTATGAAAATGAGACAGGTAACTTTGTAGTTGGAACAGGTTTAATTGACCACCCTTTCATTGAAATGTTCGGGGCTTCACCAGATGGGCTTGTTAATGAAGATGGTCAAATCGAAGTTAAGTGCCCAGACACTACAACGCATTTGAATACCTTGCTGACTAAGCAAGTGCCAGATGAGTACATCCCTCAAATCACTAGTCAATTGGCTTGTACTCGTCGTGAATGGTGTGACTTTGTGAGCTATGACCCACGTTTACCAGAAGGACTACAGATCATCATTATTCGTGTGTTTGCGAAAGACTTGGCTATCGAAGCACTAGAGCAAGATGTTCGCAACTTCAACAAAGCTATAGATGACGCAATAAAAACACTGAAGGTGGCAGCATGACAGATTTGAATAAGGAAAGAGAGGCTTTTCTAAATACCTTCCAATATTACAAAGGAAGAAGAGACATTATTTTTAGTCATGAGCATGAACTGTTTATGACTAGATCAAACAATCCTTCTGAAATTGCTCAGAAAGAAATAAGCAACATGAATAGCCGTTGGGATGCTTGGCTCAGATGTGCAAAGCATCGTGATGCAGGGCTAGAAAAAGCCAAAGCTCAGACGGTGCCGGAGAAAAAGATTTACTTAACCTGTGAGCAATTATATGCAGCAGCAAACTTTGGTGCACCAAACAAAGATCCAGAACTTTTAGAAACTGAATTAACAATTGCTTGGTTTGAGGAAGCTCATAGCGGCAGTGGTTACTACGTTTATATAAGTGAGTATCCAGAAGAAGGTGCAATGAAGCTGGAAACCGAATCGGGAGCTGAGGGATGAGTGAAAAAGCATTTAAAGATTTAAAAATTCGATTTCATATGGCAATTGGTATTGCAAATGCCACTCAGGAAGATTTCTACCCTCTTAGTGAATTCATTGGTGAAGATGACTGGAATGCAATGGATGAACTGCAAAAGGAAACATTTATTTCTGATTGCGCTAATGATTGGAGTCAAAACTATTTAGATTTGGGAGGCTGGGTGGAATGAGTGAATTTGATATGGCTTATTTTGACGTAAAGCTCTTTATCTCCAAGCGGACTACTGGGTTCATTTACAAAGGCTTATTTATCGAAATAGATGAGAGTAACGTCTTCGCATATACAGTCTTTGAAAATGAAAATTGTAGTGAAGAGTTATGCGGCTTTCTCAGCATGAAAGATGCAATTGAATATGTAGATGAAGTTAAAGCGGAAAGTAAGGAGGGGTAAATGTTATTCACTGTTAATCAAACAATGCAAATTACCGACTTATCTAAGGCCACTATTTATAGAATGTTTAATAGTGGCGAGTTAAAAAAAGTTAAGTTAGGTGGATCAACAAGAGTTGAGTTCCCAGAATCACTTTTGGAAAAATATAAGGATAAAATTCAGGCCTTAATAAAATAAGGCCTGTTTTCTTATTGTGTTGCTACAACTCTTGCTTCTTCTCTTAATTTATCTAGATAATCTGCCCAAGCCTGCATCATTTCGGTACGTTCTTTTAAATATTTCGTCCGGTTGTAGGCTCTTCCGTGCATATCTTTTACTTGGTGTGCAAGCTGCATTTCAATACGTTCAATTGGATAATTAAGTACTTCATCTAATAAAGTACGAGCCGTTGCACGTAAACCGTGCCCAGTTGTTTCACCATTCGCAAATCCAAATGACTTAAGCCTTTTATTAATAGTTGACTCACTAATAACAGGTTTACCTTTAGTCATAGAAGCAAAGACATACCTTTGACTACCTGTTAATTTATAAAGCTCCCTAAGATGTGCAACGACTTGTGTTGCCAAAGGAACTACATGTTCTAAGTGGGTTTTATTTTGGGTTTTTGGTGGTGTATAAGCCCAAAGACCTTTATCTAAATCAATTTGATCCCATTCTGCCCAGCGTAATTCACCAGGTCTAACAAAAACATATGGCAATATTAAAGTTGCATAATAGACTATAATAGAACCATTTAAATTTGGTTCTGATAAATCTAAAAGTAGTTGACCCAGTCTTTTTTCATCAGTAATAGCTGCGTAGTGATTAACAGTACCAGATTTTAAAATCCCTGATATCTGGTCAGCTACATTATATTGGCAAAGCCCCAGTACAATTGCATATTTAAAGACCTGACTGGCTTTTGAACGCATCCGTTTTGCCGAGTCATATTTTCCTTGGTTTTCATACAATCTACAGGCATCTAGGACTTGTAATGCTGTAATTTCAGAAATAGGGATTGAGCCAATACTTAAATAAAGTTTTTCCCAAATAGCCTTGTTACGTTGTTTTGTTCTTTCAGTAATTTCTTCGGTTAATCGGAACTCATCCGCAACGGCGGAAAAAGTAGAAATTAAATTTCTTCTTTTAACTTGAGCCTCACGTTTTCGCTGTTCAACCGGATCAATATTTTGTGCTATTTGACTTCTAAACTCTTCACGATATTGACGAGCAATTGCTAACGTAATTTCTGGATATGGGCCAATTGAAATAGTGTTACGCTTCTTAAGAATTGGTCTAGTATAGTCAAATCTCCATGATGTGCCACCCTTCTTATCAATTAAAAGGTATAATCCACCACCATCGGATAGCTTGAGAATTTTCTTCTCAACATCTTTCCTATGTTTTGAGATTTCAGACTTTATTTTAGAGTCTGTAAGTGCAGGTACAATTTTAGGCAT